CGCCAGCCGCCTGTTGAACTTTCCTCGCGGCATCTGTCGTTCCGGCCTTTATTTCTTATGCCATTTCTTGTGCCTGACAAGCCCTTCCCTTGTTGCTTGGCTCCTCCCTTACCCTTTGTCGTTTGGCGCCTTATCCCCCTTTGTCGCTTGGCGCCTTATCCCCTTATCTCCAATTCATAATCCCCGATTTTCCCCTAATATCCAAGAAAATCGCCCTCGCGGCAAAAAAAATCGCCAAAACGCTTGGCCATATCAAAAACACTCCGTATCTTTGCACCCGTTAAGACCGCTATACAGCATCTTAGGAGAGATGGCAGAGTGGTCGAATGCACCGGTCTTGAAAACCGGCGTACTGCAAGGTACCGGGGGTTCGAATCCCTCTCTCTCCGCAATACACATTGAGTGTCAAAGGCTTACGGAAAGCGTACACGAAAATGTACACGAAACGCCCTGAATTTTCACAATTCGGGGCGTTTTTGTGTCTAAAATGCCGTGTACATTCGTGTACACCCGTGTACATGAAAAAGCCCCGACACAAAGCCGGGGCGCATTGTTCCCCAATGCAACTTTGGGGCTTCGCAACAATGTGGTGCAAAAGTAGTGAAGATTTCACAGAATCTTTCTTATCCCTGCAAGAATCTTCTTTATCCAATTGATTATTGGCGTTCTTTTCAAGTAAAGCAAGACTGCAACGGCAATCAAAGATATGTAAAAGATGTATCGCCATCGGTACGGGTCGGGGGTTGGTTCTTGGCTTTGCTGAACATTCGTTTCGTTTCTTCCTACATTGGCGGCACTTTCGGTTTCCTTGCTTTCGCTCGATTCCTCGCTTTCGCCTTTTTCTTCAACATCGGATTCAATGACCGTTTGTTTGATGGACTTAACCGCACCTTTGATGTTCCCGACATTATGCAAATCCGCATTTGCCGGATATGATTGCGGCATCGCCCTTGAAGATGTATCATCATGCTTGCCACTATCAACCGACACGACATTATTTATATTGTCGGGCATGGGTGGATAAAAATCTATCTCCGTAATGGTTATTTTACCATGTTGGGTTCGGGTCGTATCAACGAACTTGTCCGTCTTGGCATTCGCTTCTTTCGCTATTGCCGTACTATCAATTCGGACTTCCTGTTTGGTCTGCTGGACTTTCCTTGCAGTACCACAAGATGCAAGCAATACAAGCCCCAAGACCGGGGCAACAATCTTTTTCATGTCATATCGTTTTAATGTCATTTAATCGGTTAAGCCATCCTTTCAAAAACCTTTTGTTGGTGTACTTCATCAATTCGGATTCCGTTGCCTTTCGACCAATCTTCTTTTCATACTTCTTAATGCTCGATTCTGTTATGTCGTTGAAAAACTTAACACGGGCTTTGAAGATTGCATCAAAGAGTTGGTCAGGGTCGGCAAAGTTCACCGCCGATAAAGTCTTGTCGCCGACAATGCCATCATCAACGACCCCAAGTAATCTTTGAGGAATGACAATGCCGTGCTTTCCCGACCCCCATACCCAATCAACAAGGATGTTGGCGACCTTTTGCGATTGGATTTGGTCGGCTTTCCATCTATCCCAAAAATGGGGCTTCAACACCCGGTCACGGACATCATCAACCGAAAGCAATTTCAGGTCTTTAACGTCAATATCCCCGTCACCGTCCTTGTCATAACCCACATTGCGCCATGTGGCGATTGTCACACCTTTATTTGTTGCGCCCCCGGCATCCGCCGGGTCATTTACAAAACCGCCTTCCCATTTCAATATGAAAGGCAGTAACTTATTTACATCTGCCATAATTACATCTGTTAAACGGTTTCTTCCTTTTCTAAATCTCCATTGGAATTTTGCATATCTTCTTCCGTTATGATTGCATCAGGATGGTCTTTTGTATAGTTGCCACGCAACAAATTGACAAGACGACACTTGACACCATTGTTCAATCTTTGTAAACATTTATCATCCGGCTGCAAACAAACGTGCTTTTCTGCTTCTTTAAGTTGCAAGCGCAATTCATTATTTTCACGGATAAGGTCAAGACGTTCATTTTCAAGGCTATGTAATTTTTCATACAATTCATCGACCTTTTTTTTCAGGACATCGACTTCACCCTGCACGCGCTTGTAATCTTCAAGTAGGGCATTGCGCTGGACTTCAAAAGCATTCGCTTCTGCAATAGTCTTGTTGCTTTTTCTGTTTATAAGATATTTGACAGCTTCCCAACCTCCCAATGTTCCTATAATGGAACCGATTGTAACCAATATCTCGTTCATAACTATCAAGTAAATTGAAAACATTTACCAACTTTGACAATAGTAGTGTCAATTGGGTACAAACGAATTGGCGACAATCCCTTTTCCGCACGGCTTGCATTCATTGACGGCAAATTGGTTTCGGCTTTTTGAATAGCCCCAATAAGTATGTCAGACCCGGTAAAACAAGACCGTCTTTCCCCGGCGGGCGTGCCGTCAGGGTTCTTTGTGAAGAAATCACCGTCCTTGTCCGCCGCTTCATTGAAAGTGGCAAGGACAACTTGCATTTGCATTCTCAACCCGGATGAATTTTTGCCCGGAAATTTTGTTGGTTGGATAATGACCTTTTCAATCAGTATTCGGCGACCGAACAAATCTTCCATGTCGATACCCTTACCAATCACAACATCCGATTCAACACCAAGTTCACAAAACTTTGCCATTGTCTGTAATTGTTTAGTTTGACAAATCCTCTATCAAGACCGCATCCAAATCTTCGGTAAACTGCAAATACTCCTTGTATTCCTCAACCGCGCTTTCGTTCACGGCAATGCCAAGAACGTGTTTGTTGTACGAATTAACAAGGTCAAATTCTGCCGTTTCGTCAATAACCGAGCGGATAACGACCTTTTTCACATTCTCTTTTGTGGCTTTGTTGTAGCCCCGCACTTCATAGCACTTCCACCCGATTTGGGTTTCTTCCTGCTGACCCTCTGGAATGCCCATTTCGGGTTCTATATTCAGGCGGTAAAGCCAAGAACCGTCATTGTCGTACTCCAAAACGGCGGGTTTCCCATGCGCCATGTCATAATGCGCATTAGGCTCGATTAAATCTAATTTCATACGGAAATGTTTTTGAAAGTTTGTTCATTAAATTGAGTGAATCACAATACTTGCACCATCCCCACCAACTGCATATTTGCTGCTTGTAATCTTCTTTGCTTGGAACAATCTTGCGCTTGTTCAATTTTGCCACCCGGCGGCAAAGTTTCTGCTTGATAGACTTTCGCAACAATGTATGCGTATGGTAAAAGACATATCCCAAAAAGTCAATTCCCCTTGAATCAACGGGAAAGACTTGGTAATTGCGTTTTACACGCAACTTTAACCCTTTCAGGTAAGCCCGGATTTCGTGTAACAATTCGTGCAATACTTCCTTGTTGGGTGCAAGAATGACTATATCATCGGCATATCGCCAATAATACTTCACACGCTTGGTTTCTTTCAACCAATGGTCGAAATAAGCCAAGACAAGGTTTGCAAAATACTGACTTAAATAATTGCCTATCGGCACGCCCTTTTCATCATCGACCGAATCAATGATTTCATCAAGCAATGCCAATAAGCGATTATCTTTTATTTTCCGCCTGACAATGCCTTTCAAGACATCATGGTGGATTGACGGATAAAACTTCTTTATGTCAATTTTCAGGCAATAGCGTGTTCCGTCCGGGTCTTGCTTCAATGCTTGTTTGACATCCTTTGCGCACTTGTGGATTCCACGATTCTTGATACAAGAATATGTGTTCTTGTTGAAGATGGAAACCCATATCGGTTCAAGGACGTTCATAATGGCATGGTGCAAGATACGGTCGGGATAATACGGCAATCGGTAAATTAGCCTTTCTTTCGGTTCATATATGGTGAAAACATGATATTTGGATGTTTTGAATGTGCCGTTTTTCAAACTTTCGTGCAAGGCAATGATATTGGCATCCCGGTTCTTATCGTGTATCTGCACACCATAAGAACGCAACTTGCCTTTCCTTGCCTTTTCATCGGCAAGACGCAAGTTTTCAATGCTTATTACCCGGTCAAACAAATTGCCAATCCGTTTCATTGTCCTTTAAGTTTGCTTGTATATTAGGATTCTTCGGGTTGCCCCTACCAAAACCGTTTTACCTAATTTGTTTTTTGCCGTTGGGGTTATTGCCCCAACTCATGCAACCCCGGTCGGGCTGCTTTTGTGGCAAGGTTTCCGATATGCAACTATATTTTTACAAGCATAGCTGAGAACCGATATTCGCATTCGTATTCGTAGCCGTGTTATTCGTATTCGCATACACGAACCCTGCATTCGCACCATTATTCGCATTACCGCTGAACAAAACGCCACGACATCGGACAACCTTTGTTTTATTTTTCATCCAAATTCCAAAATCATATTTGCCACTCGATTTGACGATTTAAGCCGCTTCGATTTGCGGGTAGAAGCAAAGCCGAGAACCGACAGACGCATCCGTAGACGTAGCCGAGTAAGTCGTATACGCATACACGAACCCCGCACGCGCACCAGAACCCGCAGCACCGCCGAACAAAACGCCACGTTCCGAAACTCCACTTGCCGGAATGTTGGTATAGAAGTAATCACAAAAATATGTGGTCGAACCCGCACCGACTTCAAGCGGCATGATTTCGCCATCCTCACCAAGAATCATCTTCTTCACATATCCCTCTTTTCTTGGCAAGTTGCCACGCAATTCATAGTTGGTTGTGCCGGAACTTGTGAATGCCGCCGGGTCGTCACAAACGTAAAATTCAGAAAGTCCGCCATCGGCTTCACTCTGAATAAGACATTTGCAACCATCCGTCCACTTCCATATATGCCCAAACGGGTTTTCTACACCACGGTAAGACGGCACTTGCACAACCGTGCGTGTCACGGGCGTGAAATAGGTTGTGTTTGTCAATGCCGTTCCTGCCGCTGCATTTGCTTTGCAAGTGTATAGCAAATCACCTTGCGAAACATATTGCCCGGTGGTGTATGCGGTTGCGGCACTATATTCACCCTTGTAGTTGGCTTCACCGCTTGCGTCATATTCAAATGGCATGGTAAATTCAACATACCCGGTCTTGTTGCCAAGGCTGTTTGTTGTGCCGCAAGGAACAAACGGATAATAGCCGTTGAAGTTTGACCACTTTGTGCTGTTAAGGGTCGTAACGCCTGACCCCAAGCCGCCTTGGTGATAGCCATCTTCCGTCAATTCGGCATTGAATGCTTCTTGCGAATTGAATGTGCAATACTCAACGGCAAAAAGCCACCACAATTTTTTGTGTGTTTGGTACAAGTTGCAATTCCATTCGGTCGTTCCACGCTTCCTTGCGTATGTGCGGAAATTGGTCAAAGATATAACCGTTGCGGGCATTCCAAGCTGTGAACGATATGTGCCGTCACGTTCTGCATCGTTGTTACCACCCCTGTAATCCGCATCTTTGTTCACAACCGCACACAATGTTTGTGTTGAACGCTGAACGGTCGCTTCCACCGCCGAAACATAGTCTTTGCGCCAAAGTTTGAAGCCCGGCAAAGGTTCGGTGGACTGCAAATGTCGGCTTTTGTCGCCGTCCGTTTCAAAGCGGACATACATATCGGGCAATTCATCCATGTATTGCCCATCCGCCCCGGTAAGGTTTGCCGCCGCCCCGGTGTCACGTTTCGTTGAATCATTGGCGTGAAGATAATAATTCACTTCGCCGTTGTCTTTCAAGATACAACGCCGGATAAGACTTTGCAACGGCAAGGATTGGTGAAGTTCCATCTTGCCAATTCTTGTCGGGTGCGGATTTGACACCGTGGCATCCCATTCAATGCCGTAATAATAATCATAAGCGAATGTCGGCTTTGTGCTGCCGACCCCAATAATCAATCCCATATCAATAGCCCCATTTTAAGTTAGTACCTGACAATGAAGTTTGCTTCACCGTCTTTACGATTTCAGGATTCCAACCGCAATCAAATTGCGTTTCGACAAATTCCCCGTCATTCATTCCGGCAAGCTGCACCGATAGTTTCACGGGTTGCGTGCCGTCATTCTTGACGTTGAAGCATTGACCGTCCGGCAAGCTGAAATCAGCATTAACCAAATTGTCAATCGCTCCCATCTTTCCGATTTGTGCGGACACCGTTTCGCCGCTCCTTGTTTCACTCATAATCAAAAAGTTTTGTTTGCAAATTTAACTTGTTATTGTTTTACTATAAAACATTGTGGATAACACAAGTACAACTTTTACCCGGTAAAGTCTGTTGTGTTCACAATCATAAACGAAAATGCCGAATCATTGGAACTTGAATCATCACCCGTGTAAACGTCAAAATAAGACGCATTCTTGGCATAAACGCCCGCATATCTGCCGACCGAACCTTGGCTTGTCGCATCACAAGTAAGGAATACCAAGTAATTGTTCACGCTTGAAAAACCCGGATTTATCCGAATCCTGTAATGCCCTGTGCCAATCCTCGAAGTCGTGACCGTTGCCGTGTCATAGCGGTGCAACTTTATCAATCCGCCCGATTGATTGACCATCCCCATATAAGACACCTTAAATGGCAATCCACGCATATTGGTTGCCTTTGTGTAAAAACGGCGCAAGATAATCCACCCATAAAATTTGGAATCATCCCCAAGTCCTATCATTTCGACCGCTTCATAAGGCAAAATTGTTAATGTGTTGTACGTTCTGCCATTCTCATAAAAATACTTTCCGCTTGGTGCTTTATTGCTTACGATTTGCCCAACGGGTGTTTGCCCATTGAAGTAATCATTCATAATGATTGCACGGAAACCGCTATATTCCATAGTGAACGGTATTTGGAATGCCGTATTCCAACCGCTGCTTGTTCCCGTAATGACAACATTATTGTTGTTTTGCAATCCCAATGTGGACACTATTATGCCGCCGCCCGCTGACCCGCCAAGTTTGAAATAACCGTTCTTGAAAGCATTGGCAATGCTTCCGTTGATAACCACGTTATCCAAATCGGCGTTGTTTATTGTGCCTTTGTTAATGTATGCTTCACCTTTGACGGTCGCTTTTTCCATCACAACCGACCCATCTTGCATAACCCGATACGGGGCATAAGACCGATTTTCAAATGATGTTCCAGCCCAAAAGCGCACGGAACTTGCCGCCGTTCCTTGCCCTGTCATACCCGCAAGAATCGTTGATGTGCTTCCGGCGACTTGAATTGTGCCGGACGTTACCAAACCGCCATCAATGACCGTTTTTGTATTGTCATAAGATACCGCCTTGACCCAATCCGTTGCAATGTAAGAACCGCTTGTTCGCTTGACTGCACACCGCTTCAAATCCGTTCCATTGACCCACAAATCACCAATATCATAAGGTGGATAAGGGGTTGAAACGAACACACGCCGTTTGCCGTCTGCCGTGTCTTGGGCTTTGCTTGCGGCTTCATAAGCATCAATCGCTGTTTGGTTTTCGACACTTTGCCATTGGTAAGATATACTAATCAATCCGCCTGTGCCTTGCAACCTAATTTCCCGATACGCTTTAAGTGTTCGGGTATTAGAGTTGTACCACATATCGCCAACGTGTTTCTTCTTCAATGCCGTTGTCGTCCAACTCGCTGCCGGGTCGGTTGTCTGAAACCACGTTTCAATCTTGCCGTCAATCTGTGTGGTCAGGTCTGCAATATCATCCGAATATGTGCCATTGATAAAGTTGTTCAATGCCGTGTTATCGGTGTATTTGCTTGCCTTTTGCCAATCACTTGACGAATAATTGCCGGACAACCTTGTTCTAATGCAACGCATAATATCCCCGGTTGCACCTTGAACCCACAAATCGCCGACTTCATAAGGGGTGTAAGGTGTTGCCGTAAATATGCGGTTCTTTTCCTTTGCAAGCGAAAGCGCATCATTTGCAAGTGCAATCGCCTGTGCCACTTCCGCATCCGACAATTCCGACCACTTGTAAACGCCATTTTCCTTGACAAAACGGAATACCGCCCCCGTTGCGGTATTATAGAACAAATCGCCCAAATGGTTGTCTTTCAATTGGGTTGTAGTCCACTCGCTTGCCGGGGCATTGTTCAATGTCGGGTCGTATGTTTCAAAGAATTGTTCAATCTGCCCGTCAAGCTGTGCTTGTATTTCGGCAAGCAACCCCGGCAAGGTGTTGTTGATGAAATTCTTGCTTTCAAGGGCTTCATTTCCCAATTCTTCAAGCGTCTTTTCCTGACCGTTTGAAGAGAACACAATGCGACCGCCGATTTCGGAATTATCCAAGTCAAAATATGTCGTGCCATCCGCCGATTCAATGCGCCCGGTCTTAATGAAGCGACCGTTTATCATTGAAAAACCATAAGTCAAGGACAAAGACCGCACTTTCAATTCCGGGTCAATGCTCGAAATTGTACCGACAAGAAAATGATAATAATTGGCATCTTGTTCAACCTTGATTTGTGAGGTCGAAAATATGAATGTTCCGGCATCACCATTCTTGGCGCATTTTGCATATAGAAAATATGCTTGGTTGTTTGCTAATGTAACCGTGCCGTCCGCCATAACCCAAGACACCGCCGTTTCTTCGTTGATGGTGTAATGGGTCAAGACACCGCCTTGCCATTTCACGACATTGGAATTGCCGCCATAATTCGGTTGAAATACCGTGTTCGTCAATCCGAATTGCATTGATTTTGCCCCAACTGACAATGCCAGCGTATCAATAGACAAAGGCTTTATCTTGTCGCTGTAATAATCGCCGTCAGGGTCAAACACCATGTTCAACAATTCACGGCTTGTGCGCCAATTCGCCCTTGCCCTTGCCGGGTCTTTAAGGTTGTTGATGGTGATAACCTTGTCAATGTCTATAAGGTCGGAAATCACCCTATTTGTCACACTTGTTTTAACCGTGTCCGAAATGGTAAGGTTGTATTCGTAAGGGTCAAGGATATTCCTTTCAAGTGATTGTATGCGCACGGATTTATCCACGTCAATGTCATTATCCACAATATGCAGATAATCGCCCGGTTGGAATACGTTTGTCACCGTTTCATCACTTCCGACAAGGCTTTGCAACCATGCTTTTGTGACACTCAACCCATATTGCACCTTTGGTTGGCAATTTTGGTCATAATACTTGTTGCCCGTTTCTTCCAATTCTTCTTCCGCCGCTTGCTCAATGCTTGACGGATAGGCAATATCAAGTATCTTGTATTCGTCACCCACTCCGATTTGGAAAGCCAATGATGTTTCGGACGGAAAGACATTGCCCCGGTCGTCTGTTTGCTTTACCAACGTAAATGTATGTGTCGCATGGTCATAACTGTGAATTTCAAATTCATATCCTGCAAGATTGCCCGTGTTGAAGTGTACTTTTGCGGCAACGCCATCAATAAGATACTTTGTTGTCACCCCGTCCGCTTCCTTTTCATTGAGGTTGAAAGGAAAGTCCGAATCAATGAATTGCAGCACGTTGCCGGACACAATGGATTCCACCGTACCCGTAAAGGACGGCTTAATATCATCAAAATTCTTGCGCCCCTCGAAAATACCGTATTTCGCCACCATTTCGGCTTTCTCGATATAGGATTGCCCCTTGGTCTTACCCGGCAAGCAAAGGCGGTCGGCACGGTATTTTGAAGTAATGTTTTCCGTGCTGCCATACACTTTTAGCCGGGTGACAATGTTTGCAGACGATACATTTTCCCTTGTCAGCTCATACAAACCACGCCCCCTGCCATATTGGAATGTATATGGCAAGGTCTGACCGACTTTTTCATAAAGGTTGATTGTATAGACCCCATTTGATTGCTCAATCTCAAATTCAACATTGAAATTGGATTCACCGCAAAGATTTTGCAACACGGACAAGCAATTGTCCGATTCTCCAAATGTCAATGTCTTGTCGCCCGCCGTTTCGGGGCATACGCCAAGCACCCATTTACCCGGAAAGACACGGTTTGCGTTTGCAACAAGGACGGTCATAAAACGGTGCAAGTCGCCCGTAAGGGTGTCGCCCTGCACATCCTGCAATTCATTTGTAGTCGTGTCAATGGTCACATCGTATGTCACCCGGAAAAGGTCATATTGTATGCCCTCAAATTCCAAGTCATATTGAAATTCGTGCATACCTGTTTTCTTGACCTTTGGCAATCGGTTCAATTTGTAGTCACGCCCGAATATGGTTATCTTATCGCCAATGCCGTATGTTTGCGGAAATGGCGACACAACGGTTATGGAAACGGTATCTTCCGCATTCAATGCCCAATTCTGCTTTGCGGATGAAATGTCGGTTGCCGTGCGCCTGTTGGCTATCGGCACACGGCTTCCATTTGCTTTCGTTATAAATATGTTGGTTAAATTTTTTCCCATACGACAATGGCATTTGTTTCAAACAATGATATTTCATCAATGCAGCCGGTTATTACCGGGAAATAGTCACCATTCACGGCATAGTCATGGGTTATTTCCACTTCATCGCCGCAAATGTCATAATCGACACTTCCATCACCCCAATAGATGTTCACATATTTGTTTGAGGTCAATTTGACGGTGCAAGTCTTTGTTGATTCACCCACCCGGATATGCTTCAATACACGCTTCACGGGTTCAGGCTCAACCAACTTCAATTTGAACGTGCCAACCATCAATTCATCATTCCATTCTTTTGTGATTTCGATTGCGTCTTTGCAATACACTTCATAAATCAATGGCTTTACCGGGTGAATGTCAATTGTAAGGCGGTTTGTTCCTGTCTTGTCAAGCTGTTGTTGGAAAGAAGATACCTTTCGGATAAAATCCATCTTTGAATCTGCCTTGACAAAGCATGACAAGGTTATATCACGTGGTTCATAAAACTTGTGCATCAAATCAACACTTTCACCGTGATAATTATCCCAAGACAAAGAAGCCGGGGTCTTTAATTTCGGGCGGTTCAACACGCCGTCCGACCCGGACACATATACGCCATATTCTTTGAAATTTACGCCGTCAAGCAAATACCCTTGTTGCTTGCTGCTTGACATTTCATTGATAAGTTCGGCTTGTGTCAAGGCAAGGTTGTAAAACTTCACATCATCCAACAAACCAAAGCCCCATGAACCGCCGTAATAGTCTTGATTCAAGGACACGCCAAGCAATGTGCCGGAATTGTTCACGGTCTTGACAAGTGAGGAATTGACGTAAAAATTGAACACACCCGACTTTTTTGTCAAAGCAAGCGAAAACCACGAACCGGGTTTGACTTCAATGGGTACTTCAACATAGTTTTTCAGCCCGGAAAAGTTAAGTACCCATATCAACTTTTGAGGTGAACCCAATTCGGCTTCACGGTTTTGAACCCACATCATCATCGTAAAGTCGATTGTCATGTTAGGGAACACCGCTTTTGACACCTCGCAAGTGTCCGACCCGGCAAAAGAAATTGCATTGCCGTTTTTACCTGTGACGAAATGCGCCCCATTGACCGCCCCATCCGCACGGTTTTGGCTATAATCATACGCCACCAAAGAACCGTCACTTTCATCAAATGGCATTTGAAGAATTATGTTGTTCGCATCCATATCAATAAGTTTTTTTCTGTTTCTCTATGACTTTTATAGTTGCATCATCCATTGCATATTTGATTACCTGACCATTGCCGACATAATGATTTACGCACACTTTCGCCCGGTCGCTTGCGCAAACATTGACAACGGCATCATCAAATACATCAATGACCACAAAGGCATTGTCTTTTGCAATGACATTCAATTTGGCATTGTGCTTGGCGTATATCTCGCACACGTTGAACCCGGTTGTTTCGATACGCCCACAAGTCGCCCCAAGACACACGCATTTGGGCTTATTTTCGATTTTTATATCATCGTCAAGGAAAACCCCGTATTGTTCCATTTTGCCCTTGAAATGCGCTCTAATGAAGCCGTTGTCGGGGTAATCATTGGCAAGGCAAAAATCAATGCCTTTCAAATACATTTGCGCCATCGCATTTATATTGTCACCGTTCAATGACTTCAATTCATTGTACCACGGTTTGCAAATGCCTTTTTTCTTTGCTTGCCTTGCAAGTTCTTTCGCTAAATCCATATCGTTTTGTTTTATAGTGAAACATATTCGATTATGACAAACCTTGCGACCTCAAAGAATCACCACTTGGGCGTTGCAATTCTCTGACCGCCGAAAGAATATCTTGAAGCAACCGATTGTAAGCCGTATTGTTCGCAATGGTGTTCAAGGCTTGCAGCGATTGCCGCAAGACTTGTGTTGCTTCCATTTGGTTTATTCGGATTGCGTTCATTTGCCCGGCGATAATGTCGGCGGTTTCTTCTGTTACGCCTTTTACCGCACCTGTCAATGAATCTTCCGAATCATCGTCAATCTCCAAGTCTTTGAACAAATCCTTGTAAACATCCAATGCTTGATTGTAGTTGTTCGCCGCCGCTTGAACTTTGGCTTTGAAATCTGCAATCTCTGCATCCGTCAGACCATCAAAAATGAAGTTGTCACCCGACCAATACCCCATATCGGTGTAAAGGCTATCCAATGCGCTTTGCAATTGGTTTTCAAGAAACTTCTTTTTCAATTGGTTTACAATGGCATTTTGCAAAACTTCATTAACCGTTTGTTCAAAGGCATTCGCCGCATCTTCACCAGCTTTGAATGCTTCCGTAAGGGAATCCGCCAATGTTGATGCAAAATCCTTTGCATTGGTCTGCAATATGTCATTGGCGATTTCGTCATACATATCTTGAATTTGTCGGTCAAGTTCCGCTATTTGGTTTTGGTAATCTTGGATTTTCCCATTGTCGGTTTTCTTCTTTGATTGTTCATCGCTAATCATGCCACGCAAATGGGCTTGTTGTTGTTCCATGTTGTGAATCAAGCCCATTTGGTTGTTGTACACTTCCGCACCCAAAGCCTTATCAACCGCCCATTCAAGTTGTTCATAAGACGCTTTCAGCTTGTCGATTGCTTCTTGGTGTCGCTTGATTGACTTTTCCGCCTTTCTGTCACGGCTGTTGAACAAGTCAAATGCGGATGAAAGCAAGCCGATTGAACCTTGAATGATAGACAAAGGGTTGCCCGTTGCGATACCGCTTGCAACCTGACCCGCTCCATCTAATATGCCGCCAATGTCACCGATAATGGCTTGCGTTTGCTCATCCATCGTGACACCCATTTTTTCAAGCCCGGACGTTACCGCATCGAATGCACCACCCACAAGGTCAATCGCCCCGCTTGCGCTTTCAAACATATTCGTAAAGGCTTTTTTCTTGCTTTCATCATCCGCCGCCTTGCCATATTCCTTGATTGAGGAAATCAACGACTTGAACGGGTTGCGTTCCCGTATTTCGTTCTGCATTTCCTTGATTTTGTTTTTGAGGGTTTCAAGGTCTTTCGGGTCAAACTCGATACCAAGGTAAGCCCCATCAAGATTGTTGATTTTATCAATCAATTCTTCAAGTTTCTTGGTGGTGATTCCGTCAAGGTCGCCAAACATCAGTTCCCAATCCGGGGACATCTTCATTTGGTCAAGGGCAAACTTTGACAAGGCTTGTTGTTGTGCCTTGTCAAGTGCATCAATCATATCTTGATTGCCCATTTCTTCCGCGATTCTGCGCTTTTCGGCATAAGAATCAATGATTGCTTGCTTGCGCTGCTCAAACGTGCCATAATCCGCCAACATCGCATCATAATCGGTGTTTCCCGAACCCTTGGTGTCGGCTTCATATTTCCGTGTACGATTTCTTATTGCCGCATCAATTTCGGCACGTTCCGAATCCGATTGGGCTTGTGCGCGTCTTTGGTTAAGCAAGGCAATATCGGAATTGTATTGTTCGTCAATGCGCCGTCTTTTCTCCATGTAAGACGCATATTCTTCAAGCAAAGATTCCGTTTCTTCTTTTAACTTGGTTTGTGCATCCTTTTCAGCTGTGTCCAAAGTTTCTTTCTTGGCATTGTCCAATTCCGTACCATCCCCGGACAATTCTTTGCGTTTCTTCTCAATGATATTCAACATTTCAAGGATGGATTTCGCATTGGTCAGTTGTTCGGACAATTCATTGTTGAATGCTTTCAAAACAGTGTTTTTGGTTTCCTCGGCAATGGCATCATTAAGTTGGCGCAACTGCTTGTTCTGCGCCTTGGTACGGTTGGCGACATCAACTTGCAAGATAATGTCCCGTTGGTTTTTCAGATACTCAATGTATGTTGCGCCCTCTTGAAGTAATTTCCCAAATTCTTGATTGGCGGCTTTCACCAATACTTCATCGCCCGAATTTATCCACTTCATAAACCGGGTATATTCTGACTTGTATTTTGCCAATTTTTCCAAGAAAGGGTCTTGTGTGCTTCCGTTCTTACCACCACTTTTGCCACCGCCCCCGGTTGTCCTTTTTGTCCCGGTGATTTTGTCGGCTTGCTTCTGCAAATCTTCAATCTCCTTCATGGCTTTTTTATAGTCATCGTTGTTGGTAAGAGTGTTCAAGGCTTCTTGCTTTGTGCGGATGGCTTCTTGGATTGCTCCCAAAGTTCCGGCTTTGTAGGTGTTCGCGTCATCAATTCCGGCATTTTTAAGAATTGTTGCCCCGGCGGTTTCCGCTGCCGCCGCATTCTTGAATCCCTGTTCAATCTCCCTGCGTAATGCGTCATTGGCAACTTTCAAATCATCTTTTTCCTTATTGCGCACTTGCACATAATACCCCGTGCCGAAAGTTGAAGTCTGCACCCACATACTTCTTGTATCGGACATATTCTTGTATTTTTGTTCTTGCTCCATCAAGGTTTTCACCTTTTCTTGTGCCTGTTGAACGTAAATCATGGCTTCCGCCTTTTTGATTTGAGCGTTTACGAACTTTTGAACTTGCGCCGGGTCGCTCAAAAGGTTTTCGGCATCCCGTACATCATTGATGGACACGCCCAAATCATCGAAAGCCTTTTTGTTGGCTTCGACAAATCTTTTCTTGGCTTCCAAGTTGTCCCCAAGCTGATTCCACTTCACGGACAATTCTTCAATCGCCGCAACGGGCTTATACACGTTTTCCGCAACGGATTTATACCATTCTTCTTGTGCTTTCTTGGCTTCATTAGCCTTGCTGACAAAGTGGGAAACAAGGGCTATCAACGCGGATATGCCCGCAAGAATCCAACCGAATACCGGGATTGACTTAATCGCCGCACCCACTATTCGGAATGCTCCCGCAAGACCGATATTTGCGGCTGTCCCGGCGGTTGCCGCCACGGTCTGCGCCCCGGTTGCCGCTGTGTTCACGCCTTGGGCAACCGTGTTCGCTTCGGCTGCTGCCGTTCCTGCCGTTTGTGCCGCCGCCTTTGCGGTTTCTGCCGTTGCTCCGGCTGTCTTTGATGCTGTGTTGGTCGCTTGGGCAACCGTGTTGGCTTCCATTGCCGCCGTGTCTGCAATCTGCTTTCCACGCCCGACATCCAAAAGGTTGTTCCACCACTCTTTTGCCTTGTTCAACGTAACAAGCGAAAAGGCGGAATCCTTGTTCAAGGTTTGCGCCACTTGTTGCAATCCCATCGTTATAGACATAAGGGATTGCACTTTCAACATTATACGTTGTAGTTCTTCATTCTCTGCACCGAATAGGGCAACCGCACCTTGGGCGGCTGTGAATCCACCGACAACACCTTGCAAGCCGGACAACATACCCGCGAATTGGTTTTCATCATTCGCCATGATAGAGCCTTGCGCCTGAATATCGCCTTGAATGTCTTGCAACCGTCCCAACTCACTGACAAGGTTTTTGTAAGCTGCCGAATTTTCATCAATGCCGTTGGCACGTAAGTTTGCCATTTCTTCTTTGACCTCACGGATTTTTGAGCGCAAAGAAGTATGGGCATTTGCCGCCTTTTCAACATTGGCACGTTCCGTTTCAATCTTGGTTGCCACTTCTTCAAGGGCATTCGATTGGTCGCGCAACTCATTCAACAATGACTTGCGAACACGGATTTCACCTTGAATCGCGGTTTGTTGCTGCTTCAAGGCAATATATTCATCATCGCGCCCGGACATATAGGCTTTGCCCATTTCCGCGCCCAATCTGTCATATTCCGCTTCAAGGCTTGCAAGTGCCTTTTCGTGTACCTCACAAGCTGCACCGATTTCACCAAGCTTTGAACGGATTTGTTCAAAGGACATTGCCGCGCCCACATTGGCTTGTTGCATGGTGTTCAATTGGCTTTCCAACGCCGCCAAGCCTTTTCTTTCTTCGTCAAGTTCTTTCCTTGCGGCATTCGCTTGTTCAATCAGCACATTTTGCGCGTCCCCCGGTTCGATTGAATCAATACGGGCATTCAGTTCGGAAACGGTGGTTTCCAAATCCTGAATGACTTTCTTTTGTATCTCGATACATTCAACCATTTCTTTTGTGGTTGAATCCATCGCATCACCTGACCCAACAACGGCATCGGAAAAACCTTGTACGCGCCGCAAGGTTTCTTCAATTGCTCCGTTTAGTTGGTCATTATCCATTATTGATTTGAATGATAATGCCCCGCCGTCAATTTCTGCCATTACATCATTGAGTTTACAAAGTTCATAATCTGTTCGTTGTTGTCCTCCGTCAATTTGATTTCCTGCACATCCGGCTTATCCTCAAAGTCGTAACTTGGTGCATCAATCATCATGCGTTGAACGATTGACCATGCAATGCCGTGTAAAAGATAGTCATAAGTCCATCCGAAATGTTCGCATATCGCGCCACGCCGCCCGTGTGGACTGTTTAGACCTCGTTGTTTTCCTCTATCCGATTCGGCATTGTGGTTCTTTCCGGCAACATCAATCGAATAGAGTTCAAAAAATCCCCAAGGTTGCACATCGCATTGACAAGGACACAAAGTTGGTACAATCTTGATGGCTTGATTCTTCTTGCGAATAATGTCGTCAATTCGTCAAGGGCTTTCACATCCTCAATCCAACGTGTCCCACCCTTGCAAGGGCATGGAATCAGGCGTTTTTCACCCAATACGGCAATGGCAATGATTCTTGCGCAACGCACCGCGTGTTCCTTTGCAAGCCCACGGGCGATTTTCATTCCATCGTTGGATTTCATCGCATTATCATCAATGGCAATTTCTATCCATTCGGCTGAAAGGCGGTCAAGGGTTGAAAGCGTTACTTCCTCGATTGTGAATGTGCGTTTCACCTCTTTGGGGATTCGTTTCTTTATCAATCCAAAGAATCGTTTGTGCGTTTCAAACTCAATATCCTTGACTTCAAACGACACACCCTTATTTATCAGGGTGTTTAATTCTTTGCGCTCTTGTTCAAATTTCTTTTCTTCGTTCATATCCTCTTAATAAAATAAAGCCCCGGAATAAATTGCTTCCGGGGCTTCGGGTTTCTGACTTGCCCCGATTAAGCGGTGGTCTTGGGAATACCGCGCAATGCTTTTCCGGCATCTACCGCCATAGGGGTAACGGTGAAATCAACAAGGAAAATACCCTTTGCAGACATATCCGCATTGATAACCGCTTCAATGTCGCCGTTGGGAATCTCGAAGTCCAAGCCCTGTTCGGTCTTGACAAAGATTGCCTTGTTTGCAACAACTTCGTTTCCGTCATATCCCCATTTGGGTTCGGATTCCGTTCCGACATTTGCACCACCGACATAATCCACCAAATCTTGCACATTGGCATCCATGATGGAGAATGTCAAACGGGGAATCTTGCGCGACTTCTTGCGTACTTCGGGGGCTGCCATGCCCTCTTCGTAATGCTCCGTTACTTCGGCGGCATCTTGGGCAATCTTACACGTGTCCTTGTAGGTCTTGCCGATTTTGTTTAACGCGGTCGGCATAGTTCCGGCTTTGGACGCTGCACCAACTTGGATTTCCGAAAGTCCAAGTGTAATAAGGGATGTTCTTTTGTTTTCTGCCATGATTTAATCAATTTGAATGTTCCAATCAATGCGAATGTTTGCAAAGTGTTGTTTGGTTGTCGGCTCGTTCATGATTACCATGTTGCCGACAATGGCTTTCAACCCTTTGATATTCGCGTTTCTCACTATCGCCGTGGCTTCATCTGCCAAGGCTTTCAATCTCGTGCGGTTGGCTGAAACCTGCATCTTACCTTTGATTTTCTTGCTTGTGTCCTTGGTATAGATGTTGATGTTTGAAGTGCCTATTTGCGGCAAGCTGTCTTGCGGCAAATCAATGGTGTTCACAACAATATCTTCATCGGTTGAATCTTCGGGTCTGTCATCCCCGACATAACAACCGCCCTTGATTGATGTTTTGCCATCGAGCAATCCAAACAAGATTGCATCGGTATCAAATGGGGTTTTCATTCTGCTGCACGTTTAATGTTACTAATCAACTTTTCCAACATCCGGGGCAATTCCCGTTCTGCAAGATGTTCCGCGCTTGTTAGCACGTTTTTTCCCTTTGCTTCGACATAGGCGGCATAATTCATTCCGGCGACAACCACAAGAGCAACGCCATTTGTTTCCTTGCCTATTTGGTCGGCTATGGTTTGTCCTGTCTTGACACCTTTTGCGGCTGCTTCGCTTTGTGCGCCGCTTGCGGCATCAAATTGGGTATGTACGGCGACACCATCAACAAAGACGGAATAACCCGTTGAAGAAAGCAATGCGCCTGTCTGCATCATATAACCCTTGTTTGTCCGGGCTTCAATCAAGCACATTTCGCCAAGCCTTTGCAACCTCGCAATCTGCTTCCTTGGGATTTCATCAAGAAACGCATCGAAACGCGCCTTGACATCATCTTTCGTGAAATTCGCCTTTATACCCATAGCCTTGAATGAAGTTGTGCCGGGTCAAAGTTCAAGCAAATTCCCTCAATGCGGACATCCGCACATTCGGGGTCGTTTGCAATCAACACCCTTGCGCCTTTGTTTACCTTTGGGCAATTCTTTGGGCATTGGATAACGGATGTTGCCTTGTGGTATTCACCCCCGGCAACCTGAAATTCCGTACCCCTGCCGTCCGATTCCTCACGACACATGGACAAGAACTTGCGCGACACCGTGCATTCCGTCCAATTACCATCCGCATCTTGGATGCTTTCGGTTGATTCCTCAATGAAAAGGAAATGTGGATATTGCTTCACAAATGCCATAATCACCAAAAATTTGAACGGTCGCGGACTTTGGGGCGATTGACAAGTACGTTTTCAACTCCCAATTCATTGCACAATGCCGCATAAAACAATTTTACGGCTTCCATATTCCATGAAATAGAATATCCGCCCTCGGACACGTTTTGTGTCATTCCCTTAATCACCGCCGACATTCTGTGATATACTGCCATGTCGCACTCATTCACATCGGCGGGCGCGTCTGCATCAACCGAACCTTTCAACATGATAATATCAATATCATCATCCGAAATATTAAGTCCGTTCAATGATTTGGTAATGTATTCTTTGTTTGTCATATCGTCCTACTTCTTGCAAAAGACCTTTGGGGCGATATTTCACGCCCCATTGGTCGTTTAGTTCTTATTCCAAGATGTTGCGTTGGTTTGCATGAGTACCGACCGCCCGGCAAGATTCCAAGCGGGGAAAAGGTTTGCAATTCCCTCGGTGACTTCCTGAACGGGCGATTCATTGGAATACTTCTTGACAAGGGTATGTCCGTGCATAACCTTTTCGGCTACGCTGCCGGGCATCTTCTTGGCATCAATCGGCTTTTTCCAATAGGTGTTGCCAAGTACCTTGCTTTCGGAGAAAAGAATCACATCATCCTCAAACGGGTTTGAGGTGATACGCGAACCATCGGCAAGTTCAATCGTAATGTCTTGGTCAATTACGATAATCTGCAAGCCACGGTACAATTCTTTCTTCTTGGCAAGATATGCGTTCACGGTCGCAAGGTCGGGCGCATCCTGTGTCCCTGTTGCGTTCTGAATGAATGAAGAACACTTCTTCCAAACTTCTTCCTGTGAAGCAAGTTTTTCAAAGGTATCTACGTTCATGAAAGCGAACTTGTACTTCGCACCGAACAACCTTTTGCCCAATTTGAGGGCGGCAGGAATATCCTTGGTCAAAGGCTTTGCCGCCGTGCCGGAATCGTATGCCGTTGCGACACCAATTTTCTGTTCCACCGGAATCAGATAATCAACATCGTATTCGGTTACGACCGCCGCGTTGTTAGAATTGGTGAACTTGACCTTTCCAAGCGAAATTTCGCGCAATGCAATCCATTCCGCACGGGCTGCAACGCCATCCCAACAAAACTTGGTATCTTCCGCCCAAAATTCGACAAGGGCTTTCAAGTCGGGGTTGTTGCTCGACATTGCAACCATTATGTCGTATTCGGTCAATTCATCTTCGTTCTTTTCACGGGAAATGGTGATTTTGGGAATATCACCCTGAATGCGTGAAATGGCATCACGGGTCTTTTTGGGGATTGTCGCGCCCCTTGAAACAAGGTCGGCGGCAATCTTCAAGCCGGACTGCGCTTCAAGCATCTTCCACGTTAAGAAGTTTGTTTCTTTCAGTGGGAAAAGGGTTGGATAATAGTAATCTTTGAGGTCGTAAGTGCGAATTACGGCTTCCATATCCTTTTCATTCAACCCAACCATCAATGATTTCTGCATATTGGTTTACTTTTTAGGGGTTAAACATAAACGATGTTTTTCAACGCCGTAAGGATGGCATCATTGACAACCGGGGCATTGGACTTGCGTACAACACCGATAACCCACGCATCAACAAACAAGTTGTCGCCGCTTTCGACATCATAGTTTGACCCCGCAATGGCAACCGGGGTGTTCTTTAATGTCTTGTCCGCGCCCTTGGATTCAAATGCGCACGTTCCGGCGGTGATAGCCGCGCCAAGTGTCGTGCCTATGGTGATAACATCTTTTGCCGGGTCTGTCTTGTCAATTGCCGTGATAAGCTGACCATTGCAAGCATCGGTCGCAAAGCGGTCGCCCACCTTGAAATGATGTCCCTTTGCAACTTCATAGGTTGTTGCGGTTGCGGTTGCAGCCGTTACAATCTGCGCGGTCTTTACAACGACAAACAAGCCATTTTCACCAACGGCAAGGGGTGTACCCTCAAACAGAGCCGAACCGCCCAAATTGGCAACGGAAACCGTCACACCACCGGGAATGTCGGCAACGCGGTGAAGTACACACTTCACAACGCGATTGTCTTTCTTTCGTTTAATCGTTAATGACATACGTTTGAAAAATTAAAGTTGTTAGATTTCTTTGCCCTTGAACTGCGTGTTTTCGGGCTTTTGGCTTTCCACGTAATCGGCAACGCCTTTGGAAATACCGCTTTCCTCTTTCTGTGAGAATAGCGGGCTTCCCGCGCCCTTGTTCAATTCCGTATCTGCCACACCTTGATTTGCGGTTTCAATGTCCGTTGCTTTACCTGCCAAGTATTCATTGAAATCTTCATCGTCCTTGAAGTTCATTCGGGCAAAGTCTTTCAGGGTCTGCGCCTTGAAATTCTCATCTTTGCATCCTTTCAACTTCTCGTTCAATGCTTGAAGCCTTGATTTTGCGATGTTGTCCGCTTCATAGCCGGACAATTTTTCCTGAAAAGGCTTGACCGCTTCGGCAACCGCGGCTTTTACAATCGCGGAAATGTCGTTGGGGTCGGGTTCATCATTCTTGCTTCCCTTGCCGCCGGGTTCGGTTTGTTTGGCAACGAAATTGAACTTCTTTTTCAAGTTCGCTTCAAAGGTTTTGTTACTGTCGGACACCTCTTTATCCACATCGGCGCGAAACTCCTTGACGTACTCATTCACTTGCGCATCGGTGATTTTTTCAACAAGGGCTTTCGCTTCATCTTCTGTCGCCACCTGTAACGCAAAAGTGCGTGCCATGTGGTTCAAGACATCTTTTCGCACGCCTGAAAACTTTGCAATCAGTAATGCCAAAATTCTTTCTCTCATGTTCAAATGGTTTAATGTGTTACAAATCTTGAAACAAAATTAAGGTGTTTTATAGTAACACGCATAAGTTTTGCCCTTGACTTACGCTTTACTTATCCACATTTTTGCATTGCAAACGCATTTTTCTTGCAATTTTGCTTGTTATATTAAATAAAATAATTGCTTTTGTATGGAAAAGACAATTGAAACACTCGCAACCAAATATGGGTTGTCGGTTGAGTTCTTTACGGAACTTGAAGCAAAGGTTGTGGACAAAGAAAACTTTGTCCGTGCAGCCAAGATGTTTAATGATGGATTGTTGCCTTACGACATGGCAACCGGGAAAGACCCCATCAATGTTGCGGAATACCGCAAGACCGTTGCCAAGAACTTGCGTGAGTTCCGGCGCAATCAGCAAGAAAAAATCAAAGCTGCAATGGAACAACAACGCAAGATTGTGGATTATTACGCCGGATGCAAGCGATTATCCTTGCACCACAAGGCAAATAAAGCCATTTCGGACGTTGTTTTTGTCAAGGATGGACACTTGGTTGCCTTTGCCCACTTTGAGCCTAAAAAGGGCGGCATTTACATGGCAAACAATGAAGTCATGCCGAACTTCCGTTGGCATCCGCACGAATACTTGGCAAGATTGCGCAAGATGAACAAAGCCTTTTATCGGCAAGTCAAGAAAGCGGCGGTTAATTCGCCCCGTGAATGGTTTGACTTTAACACAAAGCAATGAATGAAACAACAATATACCACGTTTGTTTGGAGGGCGCATTACACCGATATTTCGGTTCAATATCTGCAATCTTCGACCAATTCATCCCGCAAGATTTAGGGGTGTCAAAATCCTGGTTGTGGGCATACGGCATAACAGAAGAAAAGCCGTACAGGAACAAGAAATGTGTAATCCGCAAGGGTGTGATACATCGAAAGAAAACGAATCGGATGCCACCTTGATGCAATTGCACTGCATTTGCATTGCAAAGATTAAGCAAAATTTCTGCAAACACCATTCCTTGTACAAAAAGCACTGCAATCATACTACTTGGAGCACTAAATAATGCTTATAAAAGCACACATTATTAGTGACAACAAGCCAAAATGCGCTCTTTGAAACTATTGGTTATCACAATGTTAGTGCAAATGCAAAGCAAACCTGATGCAAAAGTAATGGATTGCAATGCAATAAAAGAAAAGAAAATAAAAGAAAATAATATATATTATTCACTACGTTCATAATACATATTAGAGTAGGGAAAACGAGTTTTCCAACGCTCCTTTTATAGATAATGAATTAGATTTCATATCTTTGCATATCGTTTAATCATAATTCGCAACAATGGACGACAATGTAAAAAAGTTATTGGAAGATGTGCGGCGACTTGTTGAGGAATCAAAACAAGTAAGAGAAAGAACAAAACACCTTGCCAACGAAGCAAGTTGGAAACATGATGCGCACATAAAGATTCCGCAAGCAAAAAAGATGCTTGGAGAATTGCAGGCAACCAACAAAAATTTTGAAGAAGCATTGCTTCCTGAAAGGTTAGAAGCGTGTCGCGAACAATTACTTGTGTATCTGCAATGGTTTCAAAGGCAAGATGAACTTTATCCCGGCGCGCCTTGGCTGCTTCAAAATGGAGCAAGGACAATGATTGATAACACCCATAACAGATACAATGAATTGTTGTATAAACTTGCTAAAAGATATTACGACAAAAGTGTATTGGGGTGGATTGACAAAAAGGCAAGCAATTATCAAGTCATCAAAGAACACATCGAAAAAGAGATAGGATTTGATGATGATGAAGAAGTACGGGATTTAAGAAAGGCGTTGCACATCGAAAAGTAAAAGGGCTTTTATTCCCTTTTCTTTTACGCTTTAGTATTTTATAGTAACTCAAAATGCAAATAAATCGCTATTTTTGCACCGAAAATCATTGCAGTTTCAAGTTTTCTTGCTACCTTTGTCATTGAACTACATTCCGAATGGCGGAACGCAAGAACCGCAAACAATCCGTTGGCGGTATTTTTATACCCTCACGGAAAACATAGCGGCATTGTACCCCCGTGTGAAGTGTTAATGCACTCACTGCCATTCGTGGTGTAGTTCAACGGGAAAGGCAATGCCGTTTTTCTATTGCCTAAAACTTTCATAAATGAACTACAATGAAAGAAATTCAAATTTTTAACAATGCCCAATTCGGGCAAATCCGTACATCTGTAACGGAAAGTGGAGAGCCGTTGTTTTGCCTTGCGGATGTAACAAAGGCTCTTGAACTTAATGGTGGGGCAAGAAATGTCAAATCAAGACTTAACCCAAAGGGCGTTGTTAGTATCAACACCCCTACAAATGGCGGAATCCAACAACTTAACTTCATCACCGAACCGAACTTGTACAAGTGTATCTTTCAAAGCCGCAAGAAAGATGCCGAACAATTCCAAGATTGGGTTTGCGGTGAAGTATTGCCAAGCATCCGCAAGTCGGGCGGCTACATGGTTGCCAAGGTAGATGAAACGCCGGAAGAAATCATGGCACGTGCATTGATGCTTGCTAAAGAAACCATAGACCGCCAACAAGCCGCGCTTGTCAAAGCCGAAAGCAAGAACTATGTGTTACAATGCCAAAATGATGCACTTACTTCAATGAATGAGGGGCAACAACGCACGATTAAGTTCTTGCAACCCGGTGCAACATTTGCCAAAGCCGTTGAAACCTCGGAACATTCAATTCTTGTCGGTGAACTTGCACGCATCATCAAGCAAAACAGGGTGGAAATAGGACAAAACCGCCTGTTTCAATGGTTGCGTGAAAAAGGCTACCTTTGCAAGAAAGGCGAAATGTATAATCAGCCCACGCAAAAAGCCTTGCAACTCGGTTTGTTTGAAATCAAAAAGACCGTCATTCAGAAACCCAACGGCGATTCCCTTGTTACCACTACAACCAAAGTAACCGGAAAAGGTCAAATCTACTTCGTGAACAAGTTTCTTTATGAATCCATCAATGAAGCGGAATTGGCAAAGCAAGCCGAACAAGCCAAGAAAGGGGGTGCGCAATGATAACCATAAGCAAACAGACTGAAAATTTCATTGAGTGCATGAAAACCATGCAAGACCTTTACACCAAGGTTTATCAATCACTCAATGAAATATATAATACAGAAGATACGGAACGCATCATTGCCGACCAATTCATAATTGAATTTGATGCACTTAACAAGCGCGTGGAACAACTTGTTATAACATCAATGAAAGAAAGGATGTCTTACATTGATTCGCAAGAAGTTTAATGTATAAATGCAAGGGGGGGGGGTGCACAAATTATTAAAAACTTGTGTATGCCCATTGTTTCTTTTATGATTGATATTAAATAACTTTGTACCCAAATTTAAGTAATGGGAACAAATCGTAAACCATCTAAATGAATGAAATATGGAATACAGTAACTTAAAAGAAAAGACCATCTTTGATTTCTGCAAGGATGAAAAAATGATTTCTGATTTAGTCGTGTCAAGGAAAGACTTTTTCCGTGACTTAAAAGAATATCCATTGTTAAATGCGCACGTTCTTATTGAATTTGCGGAAATAACAAACAACAAAGATTTGTTGAATGCCGTTAAGACACAATACAAGCAAGAACTTGAAGCGGAAAACAACGAATAAGGAAAGGGGCTTTTGTTGCCCCTTTTTTTACTTATCCGCAATAATTCCTTGTTCTTTCATATAGTTTTCAATTGTCGTTGTACTCAAACCCCTACGGCAATAAGCAACTAATTTCTTGATTTGAGCCTTGCCTAATTTCTTGCCGTTTGCACCCTTGAATGTAGCAAGTCCACCATCCAACAATGCTTGTGCTGCCGTTGTTTCTTGTTCAGTGTATTTCAAGGCAAACAAGTTCTTTTTTGCAGATTGTAACACCTTATCAGGGTCAAGACCAAGTTTTGAAATAACAAAATCATAACCCAATACACGGCGATTGTACCCGGTTGAAGCCCTGTTCGTAATAAATTCCGGGTATGGAATTCTTGCACACCCCAATTTCTTGTAAAAGTCGGGCAATGTCTTTCTTGCAACAAATTCATTCATCATTTCCATTATATCCGTTTGTGTGCTTGTTGTAAACATATTACCCGGTATATTGCGATTGTGTGTGATTTCATGCCACATTGTTGCCATTGCATCAGCTTCCACAAATGTAATATCGGAGGATTTGCCTTGCCCAATCTTTGCCATTGCTGTTTTTACGTGTGCAAGCCTATCGGGGGTTAGGCTTATTCTTCCATCCATATATGTAAAGCCATTTACACCGCGCTTTTTTGTGGGTGAAATACGCAAATCTCCATGTTCAAACCACTTTTCAGAAGTGAAGTCGGAATTTATAACCTTAAAGGTTTCATCAAGTTCCCTATCCAAAGTATATGATGTTTTCATACCCCTGTGTGGCTTGTCTATATCCTTGCCACTTTCCGAAATCACCTTGTTTATTTGGTCTTTCAATTCCTGTAAAGCCTTTTTGTAGGAAGCCTTGCTCATTACCCATTCGCGCTTATCGTTTGTGATAGTTGCAACATCACTTAACACATCCGAAATATCAATTTTATACTTTCGGGCTTCTTTAATGGCTGCGGTTGCATCAGCAATGAATTGTTTATATTCCCTTTCGGCTGCTTTTACCCTATCTTCCAAATCTGACATTGCTTGCAATATTTGCTTGGAATCATGGGTATTCATAGCGGAATCAAGGATGTATGTATTCAAGCCCCAATCCGAACACTTGACGCGAATTTCCGCATTCATCTTTTCCATTTGGGCGGTCTCGCTTTTGATAGTTGCAAGGGTTGATTGAAGCCCGGAGACATCCTTATTGGTAACACGCAATTCAAGCATATTGAGTTGAACCGACAAACCCCACTTGGTTGCATTTGCCCTTGCTTCTGCAATCTGACTTCGATATGCCGCCAACACATCGACTTGTTGGATGGTTGGCAATGCAATCTTCAACCCCTTGGATAAATCACCATTTTTGAAGTTATCGCGTATAAAATAGGGGGTGGAACTCCAACCCTTTTGCGCTTCGATATGGTCTTTTACCCATGCTTTGAAACTGTCCGGCACATCGGCAACGGTGTTTACCGCTTCTTTATGCTTGTAGGTAGTGCCACGCAAAGCAGCTTTCAGGTCGCCCAATTCGTTTTCATCAAAGGTTTCTTCATCCATCAGGATAGGAATTGCATAACACATACATTGTGGATGCCACCCAACAAACTTGAATGTCTTGGGGTATCTGCCGATAAGACGGGCACAAATATCACAATCGCACAATGGTTCATGGTTACTTCTGACAATCTCAAATCCAACCACGAAATCAAGTGATTGCCATCTTTGCCAATCACTTTCACGATAAGCCATATTTATTTCGGAACGTGTCAATCGTTGTGCATTCTTCACACTTGACCGATAAACGCCCCGTCCGGGATGGAAAGCCCTTGCAGCCTTTGACAATACAAGGTTTCCGCGCTTGTCGCGGACACGGCGGAATAATCGGTTGGGGTCTTTCAAGTTCTGCTTTACATCCCTTGCCAATTGTTGTGCGCTGCGACCATCGCCCAATCCTGCATCAAGGGCGGTTTCCATTTGTTCCCGGTATTGTCCAACATACTTCCAAACACGTTCCGAAAGGTTCAAGCCCTCAACCTTGCGCCCTTGAAATGACTTCAACGCATCCAAGTTGCGGTCTTGCATCTTGTTCAACCGCGCTTTGCTCAACTTGCTTGTGTCCATGATGGACGCAACGAAGCTATCATTCTTTTTGCAAGCGAACAACCATTGCTTCTTTGACCCGGTTTTAATGGTGGTTGTCAGACGGTCAGCAAGTTGCATGGTAACTTCTTGCATTACCCCTTTGATTTTGGGATATTCATCAAAGGAAAAGGGCTTTTCAGGGTCTATCTTGCTCCTTGTGGCAGCTTGGGTTATCTCTTTTGTCGCAACATCAAACAACTTATCAACGGCACGTGCATATTGTTCCGTTGTCCTGTAATGGGCATTGTCGTATGATTGTATCGAAAAACGGGTTGTCTTTTGTCGCTTTGCCATTATTGCCGGATTTTGAAGTGTTCACATTGAGGGTCAGACAAGAAACGGCAATACTTACCATCGGTGTAATAAGGGCAACGGCACATGAATGGCTTGCCGTTTGCCCCTATTTCGTGCCAATCGTATGAATGCGCACAATCACAACAATGGTATTGTGCTTTCTCAATTACTTTCTTCTTTGCCATAACTACGCATCACCATCCATTTGAGGTTCGCCAATCATGAATGAATTTTCGGTGGATTGTTCTTCTTTGATTTTCTCAATTGTCTTGGTCGGGTCTTTGGACAATCCGACACGTTCAACCGATTCTTCTTGTGAAATCACGGGCTTATTGCCGTTGGCGGTAAGCCAATAATTCAAATCATCAATATCACTTGTAATCATGTACGGTACAATTTCGGGTTCAATCTCCACTTGGTCGCATTCTTCTTCAAGTGCGGTGTTCATCTGTCCGATATATGCAAGAATCACATTCACACGGCGTTGTAAGTAATCATCAAAGATTTCACACTTATCTTGGACTTTCAAGTGCGCATCCATGAAAAGCAACTTCAAGGCAACCCCGGAAATAGCCCCAAGCCCCTTGACCGCATCAAAGGAAATATCGGGTGTCTGCGTGATTGTATAAATCAATTTCAAAAGGGTTTCAATCTCCAACTTGACCGCTTCCGGGGCTTGCTGCCATGACACATATTGCATGGTTGCGCCATCTTCGCCCTCGATAACCGCGCCGGAATCACCTTTCTTTGCCCAACCATTGATTTGCCCGGTAACAAAGATTTTCGGGCTTGCATGGTAATCGTTGGTGTCGGCAAAGTTTGAAAGTAATGTTTCCAAACGGTCAATCAGTGCATCCACATCTTCCGTTTCAAACTTGGGTTGCTGTCCGTAGATAACCGGGATTTTGCCGATTGCAACGGGTTTCGGATAGCCGGAAACAACCTCATATCCATTGTTTCCATTCATCCACAACCAATGTTCCTTGTCTGTGAATGTTTCAAAGTAATCAACTGCGTTGTCCTTGCTGTCCTTACGACTGAAAGCGCGAGAAAATGCCACCATGTCCCCGGTTTCATCAAAGAACGGGTAAAGTGTATCACCAAAAGCCGGGGAAAACAGGGTGCAACGTACTTTGTGATTTGTCGGGAATCCGTACTTTGTATGCTTCTTGTCCTTTTTAACCGTGTGCCAATACTCCGCACATTCCTTGTAACCGAATATCGACCGCCCGATTTTACGGTTCAAAGACTTGCTTTTGACATCATAAAGAATGCGGTTTAATGCCTTAACAATCATTTCTTGTTTCTCATTCTCCGGGGTACTGTTATACTCCGGGGCATTGCCGAAACAGAACGACACGGCACGGGAAATAATCAGTTTTTGAAGTGCAAGGGCAACACGTGCCACTTTGACCGTGCGGAAATTTGTACTTTCCCCGCCTGTGTCAATAATCTTTTGCGCCGATTCACCTTGTGCATCATCCGTGACTTTCACACGCTTGTCAGGTCGCTTGATAACATCGTTTATATCATGCAACTTGGGATTCAATGCCTTGTTTGCGGCTTCGGTGTCAGGTTGCGGGATATAACGATGGGACTTCAATTCGGGAATGGCATCATTGCCCTTGTTTTCCCTTGCTAATTTCAATATTTCTTCAATCGTCATAATTTATTTGTTTTATAGTGATACATTATGCTATCCAAAAAGACTTGCCACATCAGACTTGTTGCGGCGCGGTCTGCGTTCGATTGTTCCCGTCAAGGCATCCGGCGCATCATCATGGGCATTCTTTCCGGCTTTCAGATAACCACAAATGGCATTCGTAAATTCAGGGAATAGGCGTTTCCATCCTTGTGGCATAATGGTGAGGTTCTGAACGGTTGCGGAATTGCTAAAAATGCGGACATCCTTGTTGTCGGTTTGGGCAAACCACTTGAATGTTGTTTTGTTGTTCCCCATCATCCGGCATTGCTTTTCCACGTTCCGGGCAAATCCACGACCGCCATTGTTTGATTCAACAACACATTCGGCAACATTGTGTTTGGTAAGCATCTTTGCAAGGGCTGGTTCTGTATATTCCATTGCCCTTGCCGTGTAAAGTACATCCACAATGTAATTGGCAACTTCCGTTTCATCATAGATAATTGCACATAGATAGTCCGTACCCGTGTCGGCTGTGTCCACGTATGCTTTCCGCTTGCATCGCATTGTTGCCGGGCGTGTGATATATTCCGAAAATCCGCTTTCGTACATAAGACCCTCACTTGGTTGTGGGTCTTGTTGGTACAAGGATTCAAACACTTGGGGATTGCGCTTGCGGATGGATTGCAGCTTGTCAAGATTATGTCTTTCAGCCCAAAGGGGTTCACCCTCTTGTCTTGGGTCATATTCGGTAGGCGCACCCTCTTTGATAGCCTTGTAAACGACAACAACCCACCCATTCGGGTTTGTGTCCTTGTCGTATGTGCCTTGTTGCCGCAATAATGTTCCCGCCAAATCATCTTCGTGCCATCGTGTAAAGACAATCAATTGTTGGGAATCATTGTGAAGTCGGGTTTCTGCAACCGTATCGTACCAATCGGAAACGGATTCACGGACTATCGGCGACCATGCCGTTTTCGCATCCTTGTAAATATCATCCATAATCAGCACATCAACGGGTTCACCCGTCAATGCACCACCCACACCAACTGTTTTGAAGCCGCCCCGGTGTCCTACAATCTCGCATTCATCGGCATTGCGCAACCATGACCCGGCAACGGTTGTAACATTGCTTGCATTCAAGGATGTTTCGGGGAATATGTCGTGGTATTCCTCGGAATCAATGATTCTTTGGATTTCGCGGTTGAACTTTCGTGCCTTGGGTGCATTATAAGACACAATCGCCACTTTCTTTTCCGGGTTGTCCCCAAGAATGAAAGCGGGCAATCTTCGTGTTGAACCCTCGCTTTTGCCGTGCTGCGGGGGCATAAAGACCATAAGTTTGCGAATGTTGCCATGGGCAAAGTCGGTCAATACTTGGTAATATCGGCGGTGAAAGTCTGCCGGGCGAAACGTGGGCATCGTGGAAAGGGTAAAACGCAACAAATCGGAACGACTTTCACGTGTAAGCCGTTCTTTCATCGCCTTGTATAATCTTATCTTGTCCGCCCTCTTTTGCATCACTCCAACTTCCTTTTCAGTTCCTCAATTTCCTTGTCCAATTCTTCATCTGTCTTGTTGGCAAACAAATCCTTGCCGTCCTTGCCCGTTACCTCGGTGGACTGCCTGTTGCGCCAATGTTCCGGGTCGCCATTTGTCAAAGTGAATATGATTGCCGCCGTGTCGGGTTGAATGTGCTTCTTGGTGGTGGTTTGCTCCTTGATTATCGGCTTGGGGTTGCCCTTTTCGTCTTTCACCTTGCTTGGAATGGTGACAACCTTTGTTTCGGTCA